ACGGGATGCGTTCATATAGGTTATATGTCTCTTGTTCACGAACTGACTGAATTAATGGCGGAAAAATCGTTCTCACAGGCGCAGGTCGCACGGGGTATTGGCCGCAGTCCTGCCATGATTAACCAGTATTTACAGGGTAAATACAACGGCGATACCGCGACGCTGGAAAACCAACTGCAACAGTTTATCCGGCGTGAACGTGACCGGGCCAAACTCCGCCAGATTGTCCCTGAATTTATTCCCACCTATACCGCCCGCAAAGGGCTGGAAGTGATTAGCCTGGCGCATATGGACGGTGAAATCAATGTGATTTATGGCGATGCGGGCATGGGGAAAACCATGGTGATGCGGGAATATGCCAGACAGCACAGTGACGCTATTTTGATTGAGGCTGACCCCGGCTACACCGCCCGGGTCATATTAGAAGAACTCTGTAACCGTTTGGGTGTAAACCGCCGGGGCAACCTGCACGACATGAGCGAGGCGTGTATCACTGCCCTGCGAGGGTCTGGGCGGATTATTCTGGTGGATGAGGCGGAAAATCTGCCGTACCGCGCACTGGAAACCCTGCGCCGTATCCATGATAAATCAGGGGTGGGCGTCGTTCTGGCAGGGATGCCTCGCCTGATCCTGAACCTGAAAGGCCGGCGGGGCGAGTATAAACAGTTATATAGCCGTGTCGGTTTTGCCCTGCCGATGGGGGACAGCCTGCCAGTTGCCGATATTCAGCAAATCGCCAGCAGTCTGTTACCGGAGATTGCGTCTGATGATATCCGTCAGGCGTTGTTTACAGCATGCAAAGGGAACGCGCGGCGCCTGTTCAAATACCTGCGGGGCGTCTCACGCGCCAGTCAGTTGAGCGGCCAACCCGTTGACGTCGGCATGATTAACGAATTTTCAAAAATGCTGATTAATTAATGAGGAACATCATGTTAATCGATTTGGATACCCAAAATAGCAAATTGTTGTCCGCACTGATTCAGGCGGAATCAGTGGTTACGGCGTTATCTGAACGCGGGATAACCGTCCTCAGTGTGATGATGCGGGATAACCGGCCCCGTATTCACATTGCCCGCCATGCCTATTGTGAACAGTTGATCCGTAATGGACAGGCGGCCTATTTGCATTTTGGTCAGGGGCGGCAGGCACAGTTCCGGCAGGGGGTATTTAATCAGGATGGTTGTCAGGTTTATTGGTCTGAGTCGTTACATTAAGGGGAATATCATGGCAGTCAAAATTGAAATTTTAATTACCAGTGAGTCGGGGGAATTGCGGCATGAGTTGCAGGCAGGTGCGGCTGTTTCAGGGGAGTTTACCCATCAGGAGTATCGGGCGGCTGAACGCCTGTACAGCGCTATCGGTGAACTGCTGAGAAAGCATAGCGGCGGCAGTCTGGTAATACATCAGGCAGCACAACACCATCTTCACTAAATCTAATTAACTTTTAAGTTATAAAAAAAGGAAAAAAAATGTCAAAACAATTTACTACTCAAAACGCACCATCAGGCTATTGGGTGGATGCCAAAGGCGTTCTGACCCCTGTCGATATCATCAAAGAAATCGACCTTGAACGTGACAATTTGGTGGGGGAAATCGTGAAACGTTCGGTTCTGGTGAACGAGGCGCTGGATGACCTGAAATCACGGGCATTTGCTGACATACAGGCGTTTGTTGACCTCTCTGCGGAGAAGTACGGTGCAACCAAAGGTGGCAAGAAAGGCAATGTGACTCTGTACTCTTTTGATGGCCGCTACAAAATTCAGCGCGCCATGCAGGACAGGATCGCATTTGATGAACGTCTACAGGCCGCCAAATCGTTGATTGATGAATGTCTGGCAGACTGGACAGTCGGTGCCCGCCCTGAAATTCAGACCCTGATTAACCAGGCATTTATCACCGACAAAGAAGGCGAGATCAATGCAGGTCGGGTTCTGGCTCTTCGTCGCCTGAATATTGAGGATGCGCGCTGGGTTAACGCGATGGTTGCCATTGGCGAGGCATTGCAGGTGGTCGGCAGTAAATCGTATCTGCGTGTCTATGAGCGCATTGGTGATACTGACCAGTACCAGCCCATTGCTCTCGATATCGCGGGGGTGTGAGATGGCCGGACACAATCACTATGCTGCCTACACATCAGTAGCCGCCGATGCAGAACGTCAGACGGATTATCTGAATGCAGCCTCGTTATGGAAATCCGCCGCACATTATGCTCGCAGCACATTGGGGCGCGATTGGGCAGAACGGCGCAGTGCATTTTGCCACCATGCCGCCCAAAACGGTTGGGGAAAATCAGATGAATGCGCAGCAATTTAATCAGTGTTTTCCCATTGGGCACAGTTTTGTTTATCAACCTAATAAATTCTTACGTGGGGGGCGATTAGTCAGAACTATTGAACGGGCACAGGACTTAACCAATATGACGGTGGTTGAAATCAGCACCGAACCCTATTTAGTCCGAATTGAACATTTAACACCCGCGTAATGTAACGCACTAAAAATTAAACACTTTTATAAATGGTGTAAACCCGCCAGGGGCAGGCTTACGCCAAAATTCAGGCTAATTGCTATTAGTGAGAGAATCATGAATCAAAATATCAGTAAAGAGCAGTGGGTAAAAATCGCGGATGAATTGCACCGCCAGTTTTGTTACGTCCAATTTCAATACCAGGGCACGATTATCAGTATTGTTCGTGAACGTGCGTCAGAGAGTAAAACCCATCTGGTTGTTTATTTTAATCGTAAAATAAACTTCGGATGGGGCCATGCAGAATCAGAAAATTATAATCCATTGACCTCGTTGTTTTGGCGTTCCCGAACCAAATCCGTGTTTTCAAAATCCCAAATTGCTGATGCCGAGAAACAGCTGGGAAAACGGTATGTACAACGGCATATGCAAAAAATTACGTTCCTAACACCTGTTTTTCCCAATTCAACGCCGCTCATTCGTCAGTACAAAAAAATCCAGGGACTGGCGTTGCTGGAGGGGAATAACAATGATTAAACAGCTTCCACTGGTTGCCGCCATTGCGACAGAGATTAGCAACCAGCACCCCGGCAGCACCATCAGTCAGGATCAGTTAAACATTATCATTACCGCCGCCAATCGTATCTGTGCGGCATTCGAACAACCTGCAACACCCGAGCGAAATCTTTGCGATAACTGCAATGACTGGCCTCGCGGTGGTTGCCAGCCTGGCTGTGCGGCCTATAAATGAGGTGACTATGACCAGTCAACAATTGATCCGCCTGATTCATATCGCAAAAAATCAACTGCAGTTGGACGACGAAACCTACCGGGCAGCACTGGTTGCCGCGACGGGCAAATCATCCTGCCGTGATATGTCTCATGCGGAATTAAAAACGGCCTATGGGGCATTCGTCGAGCGTGGATTTAAATGCCGTTTAAATCGCAATAAACAGCGGGTTAAACCCAATTTAAACGGTCAGCCGCGCGTGCCGGAAATCGCCAAAATTCGCGCCATCTGGATCACCATGCACCAGCAAAAATTTGTCATTGACGGCACTGAAACCGCACTCAACCAATTTGTTCAGCGCCAGACCGCGAAAATCAATGGGGGCGCGGGCGTGGCTGAGGTTGGCTGGCTGGATGGGGCGCTGGCGTATCCGGTGCTGGAATCGCTGAAACAGTGGCATATCCGTATGATGCGGGCGGCCATGTTCCAACGCGGCCAGCGCCTGCCCGAACAGCGCGGCTATGATGCCGTGTGTGAGGCGTACAGTAGGGAGGTATCACGATGAGAGTCGGCCGTTGCCCGGTTTGTCATTCTGATTTTCACCTGGATGCGGTGTTTGAGGACGATGCGGCTCGTCAGTTACTGGTAAAAATGACCGAGTTACCCGGCGGTTGTGCCCGTCATTTGGTGGCGTATATCGGGTTGTTTCGTCGGGGTAAAAATAACCTGTCCAATAGCCGCGCACTAAAACTGGCGGAGGAGGTTCTGGCAGCATACCCCGCTAACCGGGTGCTGACCCACGCCCTCAGCGAAACCGTCGAGCGCATTCGGGAAAAACGGCTACAGGGGGATAACAAGCCGCTGACCAACCACAACTATCTGAAAACCGTTTATCAATCATCTGAGCAGCTATTTGCCCAGGGCAGCAATATCAGTGCACGGGAAAAACAGCAGGTATCGGGTTCAGATAACCGTGAGGCGTATCTCAAACAGATGCAACAAATGGGGGTGGATGTTTCAAAACTGCCGGGTGGTACAGCATGGTTACAAAAACAGAAACCCTGACCTCACTGGAACAAGTTCAACAATTATTGCCGGAGTCGCTCCGGCATATTGCCACCCTGATCGGTTATCCTGCGACTCTAAAACTGATTGAGACGTTCGGTGGCACTACGTTTCCATTCGGTCAGGGAAAACATCCCCGTGGACATTATCGGCAAACGATGCTGGCGAACGCCATAGGAGAGAACGCAGCAGCCTGTTTGTCGCAACATTTTGCCGGAACGGAGGTGTATATCCCCAATGCGGCGGCGGCTATGCGGGAATGGCGGAATCAGCGGTTTTTATCGGCATTCAATCAGTTGCTGAATGAGGGGCATTCGGCGTTAATGGCAATTTCAAAACTGTGCCCTATATTTGGTTTTAGTGATAGACATGCGTGGAGTTTGTTATCCAAATATCAACAATCTGATATGCTGAATAAAAAACAACACGATCTATTTTGAGGGTATTCAGATGAAAAAATTATTAGCAATAGGTTTATTGGGATTTTTCTTTTCTCTTTCTGTTCAGGCAGCACAATCCGTGAAACCATATGAACAACTAAAACCTGTGGCTAGTGATATCATGAATAGAACCGCAGAATTGGTTAATGCTATACCTGATGGATATCAAAACTATTATGAGTACGAAGACCAGAAAGTTTGGCGAGCACAACGCAATGAACTAAATACGTTATCTAAGGATGCTGAAAAATTAGGAGATCAACTTAGTTCTCATTTTAGACACTGTATAAATATGGTTAATGCTGCTGATAATCTATGGATTCATGCGATGGCTAAGGGGGTTATAGACCCTTCATTTTTTGAAATGTATACCAAGAACAAAAATGACTGCCAAGTTGAAATCAATACTCCACCAAGCACTAGCTCTAATGTACGAGTTGTTGATTTGTGGAGTTAACCACTGAACCCCTTCAACCTAACTTATGCCGCAAAACCTGAAATACTGAACACCTTCTATTTTGGCGGGTGTTTTGTTTTTTGGGGGAAACATGCAGATCACTCTCGAACACACCGAATTAGCGCAACTGGAATCCCTGCTACCGGATTCCGCCCTGCAATTGATTGACGTGATCGGCTATCCGGCCACAGCACGACTGATTAGCCGTTTTGGCGGCGTGACGCTGTCAGCCAAAACCGGCCGGGCCGCCGAACGCAGCGGCGGCGTTTATCGCCTGTTACGCGAGGTGTTGACTGACGAGGAGTGCAAAACCCTGATGGGGTATTTGGGCGATGCGCCGTTTTATATTCCCCGCTGTGAAACGGCGTTTCGCTCGCTGCGCAACGGCCGTTTTCTGGCGGAGCTGACCGCATTGTGCCAGGACGGGTTATCCCGCCGTCAGGCGATGGCACGATTATGCCCCCGGTACGGATTCAGTGATCGTATTGGCTGGAAACTGGTCAGTGAGCAGGCCGCGGCCGCCACGCCGCAACCCCGTTTATTTGATTGAAATTCCCCGCACATCTGTGCACACTAAATTACCCCGTTCAGCAGGCTAATCGACTGCTGAACCCCCTCAAATGCTTCCCCGGTTAGCCCTGCCCTACACTGCATTCATTGATTAAACAATGACATGAGGCACCGCAGGGATGAACGACGATAAGTATTCCCATGCTACCTATGGCATTTCCGGCCTGATTGCCTTTTTTACCGGGCTATCGTTGTACGAATGGGGATTTTTGATTGGCGTGTTTGCCAGCATCCTGCTGGGAACGCTGACCTATCTGCTGAACCGGCGGGAGCAGCAGAAACGCACCCGCATTTTGCAGCAAATTCTGGCGCGCAGTGCATCCCCGGAAACGCTGTCAGACATCATTATCCATTCCCCGAAGGACGTCTAAATGGACATGAAAAGTCGTCTCAGCGCGGCGGTTATCACCGCCATTCTGGCCGGGGCGGGTGCCGAGGTGATTCTGAGCCAGTTTCTGGATGAGAAAGAGGGTAACCGGCTGTCAGCCTATCAGGATGCGGGCGGCATCTGGACTATCTGCCGTGGTATCACGCGGGTGAATGGTGCACCTGTTCGTCAGGGTATGACGCTGACAGCAGCACAATGCAGCGACCTCAACGCCAGAGAGGCCGAACGCGCCATTGCATGGGTAAAACGCAATATACAGGTGTCGCTGACAGAGGCACAAATCGCAGGCATTGCCAGTTTCTGCCCGTACAACATCGGCCCTGCCCGGTGTTTTTCCTCCACGTTCTATAAGAAGCTGAACGAGGGGGACAGGAAAGGCGCGTGTGCTGAGATTCGACGCTGGATTTTTGACGGTGGCCGTGACTGCCGCCAGACTCGAGGGCAGGCGAACGGTTGTTACGGTCAGGTGGAACGGCGCGCTCAAGAGTCGGAACTGACGTGCTGGGGGTTGGATGAATGAAATTCTACGTTATCTGCGGCATGGCTATGGCACTGGGAGTTGCGATGTATGTGGGCAGTTATTACCGCACTGAATATACGAAACAGCTTGGTATCAACAGCGACCAGAAAACCGAAATCCAGCAACTGACCGACCGCATCAACGACCAGAACACGCACATCGCAATGTTGCATAAACTGGACGCTAAACACACTCAGGAACTCGCTCATGCCAAATCTGAAATTGACACTTTGCGGGCTGATGTTGCCGCTGGCCGTCGCAAGCTGCGCATCAAAGCCCGTTGCCCCGTGTCTGAAGCCGTTACCCCCAGCAGCGTGGTCGCTACAACCACCGTCGAACTCTCTGGAGAAACTGGATCAACTGTTCTCGATATCCGAGAAGACATCATCAACGACCGGGCAAAACTGAAATATTTGCAGGAATACGTTAATACCGAATGTTATAAGGGGAAGCAATGAAATATACCTCAGTGAGGATTCAGGCATTTGACGGTGGCTGTCGTGTTTACGCTGAATGGCCTAGCGATGGATGGAACAACCTCCGCCTGCTCTGTACCGCCTATGATGTTGATGGTGGGGTGGTGGTCTGCGATAAGCAGACCATGAGACCCGTTCGGGTTCTGCCGTCCATGAACGACTTCCGGCGATATATCGAGAATGAAACAGGATTAAAGCTGCCACTGCCGAACAAATGATTCAGGGGTTGCAGGACTACATCAAAACCCAATGTCAATAGAGAAACACGATGAGCAAGAAACCCCGTAACACGCAGAATAATGTTTTAACCGCACTGAACGATTTAAATCACCGTCTGGATCATATTGATGACCAGATGGACGCCATTCGTGAAGATGCCACCAATGGCGCCATGCGACGCGGGGCGATTGCGGGTGCCGTGTCCGGCACGGTCGCGGGTTGTCTGGTTGCGACGGTTGTGCTGTTGTTACGAACCAAAATGGGTGTCTGAGATGGCCTATCCGCAGGAGATGCGGGATAAACTCCGCCGCATGTATATCTTCAACCAGTTATCACTGGAGGTCACGGCAGCCCAGTGCGGTGTGGCGTTCGTTACGGCCCGGCGCTGGAAAAAAGACGCGCAAGAGAAAGGCGACGACTGGGACAAGATGCGTGCTGCGCAGACGATGGCCGGCGGCGGCATTGAAGAAGCCGGTCGCGCGGTGCTGATGAGCCTGGTGGTGCAATGTCAGACTACGATGGAACTGCTCAACACCACGCCGGATATGCTGCCCCAGCAGCGGGTGGAATTATTGGCGAGTCTGGCGGATGCGTTTAATAAGGCCACCAGTGCCAGCAAGAAAATCCTGCCGGAGACCAACGAACTGGCGACCGCGCTGGAGATTGTCCAGAAACTGGGGACGTTTATTAACGACAATTATTCACAACATAATGTGGCGTTTCTGGAAATACTGGAAGCGTTTGCGACTGAACTGGAGCGAGATTATGGCTAATGAAAATACAGATTACCTGAGTATGAGCAAAATAGAATTACGTCAAACGGTGGCTAGTGATATTACGACGTACTTGCGTGAGAAGTACGGTGATGATCTTTGCGAAAGCAGTATGATGCCAGAAATTATGTACCTGGCATCCATGATATTAAGTGGTAAGTACCTTGTCTCTCAGATAATAGAACAGAAATAGTTACTCCATGATTTTTTCGGTTATCTGGTCATAGAGGTAATCAAAAATAGCGAATTGTGAATTGCCGTATTGTTTAAGAATTTCAAGGTCTTTGGCAATGTGGGTCAACGGTATTTTTGCACTTACGTAAGCTTTTGTTAGGTCGGTGGCTAAACGCGCAATTTCGAGTTTTTGTTCAAGAGTCAGTTCAGTATTTTTCATAACGATCCCTTTGTAATGGATTAATTTGCAACCAAACATTATCAAAGGGATCGATTTTTTAATAGAGGCTGTTGTGGCAAAAAAGTTCTCAATCAAAGACTTCCGGGCATCCCTGCAGGACTATATCGTCAGTCTGCGCCAGACCATTGAAGCGGAGTGTCTGGGGTTTGATGCTGACCCCAAAGCCGCTGAAGAGCGCCGCCAGCAGACGGCTGACCCGGTAGAGGGCTACAGTGCCTTTGTCGGCACCTATTTCCCGCACTACGTGCGCCATCCGTCACGCAGTCAGTTGCATAACTACCTGTTTACCCGCCTGCCGCAAATTGTCGCCAGTCCGGCCGCCGAAAGTGACGCGATTGCCGCCCCGCGGGGTGAAGCCAAATCGACATTGGTCAGCCAGCTGTTTGTGCTCTGGTGCATTATCCGGGGCATCAAACGCTATCCGGTCATCATAATGGACAGCATTGATCAGGCGTATCCGATGCTGGAAGCCATTAAGGCCGAACTGGAATACAACCCGCGCCTGCGCAATGACTACCCCGATATCTGCGGTCAGGGGCGCACCTGGCAGATGGGCACCATTGTCACCCGCAACAATATCAAGATCACCGTGGCAGGCAGCGGCAAGAAACTGCGCGGCCTGCGGCATGGCCCGTACCGCCCGGATTTGGTGGTGCTGGACGATATCGAAAATGACGAAATGGTGCGCAACCCGGAGCAACGCGACAAGCTGCATGGCTGGCTGACCAAAACCGTGATGCCGCTGGGTGAGGCCGGGGGTAAGACTGATATCGTCTATATCGGCACGATACTGCATTACGATTCGGTGCTGTCCCGTACCCTGAATAACCCGATGTGGCGAACCGCCCGGTTTAAGGCGATTATCCAGTGGCCGGCCAATATGGCGCTGTGGGATCAATGGGAAGGGTTGGTCAACAATAAGCAACTGGATGCCGCCGACCGCTTCTACCACGAGCACGAAGCGGCGATGCTGGCCGGCGTGGTGGTTTCGTGGGACGCGCGGCCGTTGCTGGCGTTGATGCGTATCCGGGTACGTGACGGGCACGGCACCTTTGATTCGGAATACCAGAATGATCCGGTCAGTGGTGACGATGCGATTTTCGCCAACGCCATCACGTTCTGGTCGAATCATCTGTCTGACTGGCGCTATTACGGTGTCTGTGACCCCAGCCTGGGCAAGATGAGCAAGAACCGTGACCCGTCCGCCATTCTGGTGGGTGGCTTTAACCGCCTGACGGGGATTTTAGACGTGGTCGAGGCCGATATCCGGCGTCGCCTGCCCGACAAAATTATTTCAGACATTATCCAGTATCAGCGCCAGTACGGCTGTCTGACCTGGGCGATTGAGTCTGTCCAGTTTCAGGAGTTTCTGCGCACTGAACTGGTTAAACGGTCAGCACAGCAGGGGATACCGGTGCCGGCCGTGCCCGTGATGCCATCCAGTGACAAAATGCTACGTATCGAGTCGCTACAGCCGCATATGGCAAATGGTCTGATCCGCCTGCACCCCACCCAGTACACCCTGATTGACCAGTTACGCCATTTCCCGAAAGCCGATCATGATGATGGGCCTGATGCATTGCATATGCTGTGGTCACTGGCGGTTTCCCGGGCAGGCAGTACCGAAATTCATACCCGCCCCCGCCGTGATGGCGGACACCGTTTCGGGTCGGGAGCATGGTAATAAATAAGGAATAAAATGAATGGCCATTGTTGATCTCTACGGTAACCCCCTCCAGCGGGAGGCGCTGAAAACCCCGCAGACGGTAGCGACGGCGCAGATGCAGCGCATCTATCCTGACCACCCGTCGCGGGGACTGACCATCCGTAAGCTGCCAGGAATACTGCAAGCCGCAGAACTGGGCGACCTGAGCGCTCAGGCGAATCTGTTCGCCGACATGCTGGAGCGTGACGGCCACATCTTTGCTGAGATGGAGAAACGTAAAAATGCGCTGCTGACCCTGGACTGGTCTATTGAGCCGCCCAAACGGGCCACGGCCGCAGAGCGGGCCATGACAGCACAGGTACAGGAATGGTTTGATGCCCTGCCGGAGATTGAGGACATCATTCTCAGTGGGATGGCGGCAGTCGGGCACGGGTTTAGCTGTCAGGAAATCGAATGGGAACGGGTCGAAAAAATCTGGCTGCCACGCGCCTTACATCTGCGACCCCACTATTGGTTCCGTACCCTGCCGGCGCAGCGGGACGAAATACGCCTGCTCGACAATCACGGGGTATACGGCAGTTCGCTGTGGCCGTTCGGCTGGCTGGTACACCGCCATAATGCCCGCAGCGGATTCATTGCCACCAGTGGCATTTACCGGGTGCTGGTGTGGCCGTACCTGTTCAAAAATTTCAGTCTGCGCGATTTGGCGGAGTTTCTGGAGATATACGGGTTGCCCGCCCGTATTGCCAGTTATGCCCCCGGCACCTCTGATGCTGACCGTGACAAACTGCTGGATATGCTGGTACGGCTGGGGCATGACGCGGTGGCGGCCATCCCGGCCGGAAACGAGATTAAATTTGAGAGTGCGGCATCGGGGGGCAGTGATCCGTTTATGGCGATGATTAACTGGGCCGAACGGACACAATCCAAAATTATTCTGGGCGGCACCCTGACCACCCAGGCCGATGGGAAATCCTCCACCAATGCGCTGGGCAATGTGCATAACGAAGTGCGGCACGATTTGATGACCGCTGATGCCCGTCAGCTGGAAGGGATGTTCAAGAGCCTGATCCAGATGGTGCTGGCGCTGAATGGTCATGCCAGTGTGAATCCGCACCGGATGCCGCGCTTTGTGTTTGATACCCGTGAGGCAGTGGATTTACCCCAGTTTGCGGCGGCGGTGTCCACGCTGGTCAATCAGGCCGGGCTGGATTCGATCCCCGTGTCCTGGGTACACAAAAAAACGGCGATCCCCATGCCGCAGGATAACGAACCCACGTTAACCCCGCGTCTCAATAGCGGGTTGCCGACGCCACTGAGCCACGGTATATCCCGGCAGGGGCTGGGGGTGTTGAGCCAGGTTATCGAGTCAGACGATAGCGACCCGGCTCAGATTGCGCTGGATAATGCCCCGCCGCTGTCTGACCCGATAGGGGCGGCGATGAGTCAGTTATTGACCCCGATGGTCAGCGCCCTGCGCACCGGCCAGAGTGTGGATGAGGCCATGAATATCGTGGCGGCCAGCTATCCTGCGTTGGACGACAGCACATTACAGCAATTATTGACCCAGGCCATTTTCGTGGCCGATATCTGGGGGCGCCTCCATGCCCACGAGTAACAAAATCAATCTGGGGTATGTGATTGGCTTGCCGCCTAAAGAAGCGATTGACTATTTCCAACGTAAAGGTTACGCCATCGGTTTTAACTGGCACGATGTGGAAGCACTGGCACACGCCCGCGCGTTTACTGTCGCCGGGGTATTGAAACTGGATGTACTGGCCGACATCCGGGCGGAACTACAAAAATCACTGGAAACCGGGCAGACTTTCCGCGACTTTCAACGCAACCTCCTGCCGGTACTGGAACGGAAAGGCTGGCTGGGTAAGGGGCTGGTTGCTGACGCGGAAACCGGCGAACTGCACGGTAAGCGGCTGACGCCGCGCCGGCTGGATACGATATTCAATACCAATATGCAGTCCGCTTATATGGCCGGACGCTATCAGCAGCAGATGGCGAACGTGGACGACCGCCCCTATTGGGAACGGGTGGGGATGATGGATAACCGTATCCGTCCCTCACATGCGGCCCTCAACGGGTTTATGGCCCGCTATGACGATCCCATCTGGCAAGCCATTTACCCGCCGGATGGTTATCGTTGTCGCTGCCGGGTGCGTACCCGCAGTGCGGCAGATGTCGAGCGGCTGGGACTGAGGGTGCAATCCACCGAGGGGCGGCGGGTGGAGGTGCAGCAAGAGTATGGCGAACCGGGTGAAACCCGCCCGGTGATGGGCTTTGAAAACCCGATGACCGGCAAGATTTACACGCCCGATCCCGGATTTGGCTTTAACCCCGGACAGGTCAGTTGGCAGCCCGAACTGGACAAATACCCGCAACCCGCAGCCAGTCAGTATGTCACCGGGACGTTGACCGGGCCGGACTTTATCCGGGCATTTAAAGAGACACTGAAACAGGATGCGCCATCATCGTTACAGCGTTATCCGGTTGCCGTGCGCCCGCGCTCTGGCGGGCGACAATCTGACCCGGTTACGGTCGATGCGCCGACTCTCAAGCGTTTGGCAGATCAGGAGAGAATTGACCTGACCGATTATCTGGCGCTCCAGCAGATTATTGAACAGCCCGAACGCACGCATATTGCGGCGGATGGCACCCGGTATTATGGGGCGGCTCGCGCGGGGGTCTGGTGGATAGTGAGCGTGCGCGAGGGGCAATTACACAATGTGATCCAACAGGCGGATTTCCATGTTCCAGATTGAGATTGACTTAAAAGAATTTCAGCAGGCTATGCAGCAACTGACGGACGGGCTGGGTGACCGAACCCCGATGATGCGCCAGATTGCGGGCATCATGGCCGATGCGGTCGAAGAAAACTTTAAGCAGCAAGGGCGGCCTGCCTGGCTGGGCTGGCGTCCGGCCACGGCCAAAAAACGGGCGGGCGGGAAAATCCTGCAACACACGGGCCGGCTGGCGAGCAGCATTCAGCAATTCAGTGATAACGATGAAGCCCTGGTCGGCACCAACGTCAAATACGCCCGTATCCATCAGGAGGGCGGCACGATCAATATGCCCGCCCGCCGTCAGAACGCCTATTACCGGATGAGAAAAGACGGCACGGTGGGTCACCGGTTTGTGCAAAAATCGAAATCCAACTACAGCGAACGGAACACGATCCCGGCCTACAAAATTCAGATGCCCGCCCGGCCGTTCCTGACACTGACCGACAGCGACACTGAACAGATCCAGCATATTCTGGAACGCTATCTGCAACGCCTGTTGGACTGAAACGCAAAAACGCCCGGAGGTTCACGCAACGGCGTTTGAACCTGTCGCAATGCAATGTGTTGCCGTTCACCTGTTGCACCCGTTTAAATCGTTTTTAAACGGGGTTTAAACGGGGTTCCGGTTTACCCTGAACCACGATATGCTGTCCCCGCTATTTTCCACCCGCTGGCCGCATCTGCTGAACCCCCTCAACCGCCCCGCCGATAACCGCGCCGTTATGCTGCGGGCATGAAAACGAATATTGCCGCTTTGACCTCGGTGATCCGGGGCAACAATCACCACGAAATCCAGCTGTTTCCGGCCGGCGAATTCCGTGCCAACGATGGCCGACCGGCAGATTGTGCCGGCTGGGTGATGACCCGTGAGATTGCCGAAAACCTGATCCAACAGGTGACCGCGCGTGAAACGCCGCTGGTGATTGACTACGAACACCAGACCCTGCGCGCGATTAAAAACGGCCAGCCTGCCCCGGCGGCCGGCTGGTTCCAGACGCTGGAATGGCGCGAGGGTGACGGACTGTATGCCATCAACGTCGAGTGGACAGACAACGCCCGTGCCGCCATTCAGGCCAATGAATACCGCTTTATTTCCCCTGTATTTCTGTATGACAAAAACGGTCACGTCACGGTATTACTGCACGCGGCGCTGACCAATACCCCGGCGCTGGACGGGATGGATGCGGTGATGCTGGCCGCGGCCTCTCAACTGGCTGTCAATTTCCCCCCCTTACAACCGGAGGATGATTCCGTGGATGAAGAACTCATCAGGGAACTCTTAAGCAATTTACGCTGGATGCTGAATCTGCCCGCAACGGCAACCACTGAAGACATTACGGCTGAACTGCAAAAAGCGATTGATTTAATTTCGAAAGGACAAGGTACAACCGTGGCCGCCAGCCAGGGGCTACTTGACTTACTGCAAGCCCAGACGACCCAGATTGCCGATTTGTCGTCCAAAGCCTATGACCCGGCCAGGTACGTGCCGATTGCGGGGTATCAGGAGCTTCAGGCACAGCTGAACAGCGAACGCCAGCACGCGCAGGTCAATCAGGTTGACGGTCTGGTGCAGGCGGCGCTGAGTGATGGCCGTTTAACACCGGCCCTGGAGGACTGGGCGAAGGAGCTGGGGCGCACAAATTTGGCCGCCCTGACCGCCCATCTGGAAAACGCCACGCCTATCGCGGCGCTGTCTGCCATGCAGTCAGGCGGACACCCCCCTGCCGCCGCGCAATCCACCCACACCACGACAGCGGAACTGGACGCAGACGCATTAGCGATTTGCAGCCAGTTCGGGCTGTCCCCTGATGAACTGAAGAAACAACTGGGAGAACAATAATGGTGGCAATCGATCGCAATACACCGCATCGCGACGGTGAGTTATTTAGCGTGCCCTGTGAAGCCGGGGCGCAAATAGGCGGCGGCCATCTGGTCTGCGTGAATGCCGCCGGTTTTGCCGTGCCCGGCAGTGCAAACGCCGGGTTAACGGTGATCGGGGTCGCGGATGAATTCGCCGATAACCGCGCCGGTAAACCCGGTGAACAGACTGTCCGGGTACGCCGTGGCCGGGCGTTCTATTTCGATAATGACAGCGCCCAGCCGGTGGCTCAGGCACAGGTCGGCCAATCCTGCACCCTGACCAACAGCGTGACGGTTAAAGCCATCAAAAGTGACAACAAACTGCCGGTGGTGGGTCGTGTGCTGGAAGTCTCGATCAGCGATGGTGTTCTGGTACTGATTCAATAGGAAACTCTGATGCTTGTTAATAAATCAAATTTAAACATCTTGTTTGTGGCGATTAAAACGACATTCCAAAACGCGCTGGAGACCGCGCCGTCGCAGTGGGAAAAAGTCGCCATGAAAGTGACATCAACCAGTAAGGTGAACGATTACACCTGGCTGTCGAACTTCCCGGCTATGCGCAAATGGGTCGGTGAAAAAGTGGTGAAATCCCTGTCCGGGCATAAATACACCATTGAAAACGATGACTGGGAAGCCACTATCGAAGTGGATCGCAATGATATCGAGGATGACCAGACAGGCCAGTATGCGATTCAGGCCAAAAGTGCCGGGCAATCAGCGGCGGCACTGCCGGATGACATTGTGTTTTCCCTGGTTAATCTGGGATTTGAACGCCTGTGTTACGACAAACAGTATTTTTTTGACAGTGATCATCCCGTCGGCACCCGGTCGGTTTCCAATAAAGGGAAAAAGGCCCTGTCCATTGAATCGATGGCAAAAGCGCAGGCGTCCTATGGCGCAGCCCGCACAGCCATGCGCCAGTTTACCGATGATGAAGGCCGCCCGCTCAATATCAACCCGAATATCCTGCTGGTGCCGCCTGCCCTGGAATACACCGCCCGGGCCCTGATGACCGCTGACCGGCTGGAGGATGGCAAAGTCAACCTGTTCAAAGGCACGGCGGAAGTGGTCGTCGAACCGCGACTGACCCACGATACCCGCTGGTATTTACTCGACACCACCAAATCCGTGAAACCGATTATCTATCAGGAACGCAAAGCGGCGGTCATGGTGGAACAAACCAGTCTGGACAGTGACGACGTCTTTACCCGCCGTCAATACAAGTTTGGGGCAGAAGCCCGTGCCGCTGGCGGTTACGGTTTCTGGCAACTGGCGTATGGCTCGACCGGAGAAGAACAATAATGCCCATTTTAATTACCGCCAAAATTGACGGCTTCCGCCGTTGTGGTATCGCCCACAGTGACAAAACCACGACCTACCCGGATGACCGTTTTACCGCCGTTCAACTGGCCGAACTGCAAGCTGATCCGATGCTGGTCGTGTCGGTGGTCAGTGATACCGATACGCCGGCACAGGCGGATACCCAATCATGCCTTGATGCACTGACGGCCGAGGTATCACGCCTGACCCACGAACTGGACAACATGACCCAGACGCTGGGTAGCGTGACCGCAGAGCGTGACACCCTGCAAAACGAACTGGCCGCGCTGAAAAAAGGCAACAAAAAGGCCAAAGAGGAGAGCTGACATGTATGCCACCCAGCACGATATGGTTCTGGCGTTTGGGGCGCGTGAATGTCGCAGTCTCTGCGATCCGGACATGACCGGGCAGATTGATGAGCCAGTCATGAACGCCGCATTAATCCGTGCCAGTGCCGAAATCGACGGTTATCTGGTCGGGCGTTATGCCACGCCGTGGCCGGATAGCCCGCGTATTCTGGTCGGCCGTTGCTGTGATATCGCCCGTTACCATCTGGCCACCGCGCACCGGATATTGTCGGAGGAAATCCGTCTGCGTTACGACGATGCCATTCGTTTTCTGGAAAAAGTGGCGTCGGGGCAGATTGGTCTCGGCCGTACCGACCATGGACAGGTTATCCAGTCCACACCGCAGATGACGTTTGGCAGCAGCCCGCGCCAGTTCGGCCGGGATGCCACGGGAGGAGGTGCCTTTTGATCACCCGGATTGAACAGGCCATTTGCCAGCGCCTGGCTGACGGGCTGGGCAACATGACCCGCACCGTGACCAGTTACGGCGGGGAAATCGACGATGACCTGGGACGGATTGTGCGGGCGCTGCCTGCGGTGTGGGTGACGTTTGGCGGCATCAGTAAAACCGAACCAGCCAGCGTGTCCAGACGCCAGTACAAACCGACCGGCCAGTTTGTTGTGATCGTGGCGGATTACAGTACCCGCAGTGACGCGGCGTCCCGTCAGGGCGGTATCAACGTTGATGAGGTCGGCTGTTATCGCCTGGTCTATGCCGTGCGGCGCTTGCTGACCGGGCAGGATTTGGGGCTGAAAATCAATCCACTGGTGCCCGGCCGTGTCCGTACCCTGTTTAATACCCAGGTCGCCGAACGGGCGTTATCGATATTTGCCTGTGAGTTCGATACCCAATGGCTGGAAACCGCCCTGGAACCGGGTGCCTGGCCGCGACAAACCGATGACCGGGCGCACCCCGACTGGCTGTACAACGAATATCGCGGCCAACGGTCCCCGCCCGACCCTGAACTGTTACGGGTTGGTCTGCGTTATCACCCGCCCGGCGCAGGTTCACCGGATCAGCCGGCCGATTTAGTCAATCTCAGGAAAAAACCATGAGTACGTTAATTGTCAGAGCGGCAACGGGACTGCGTGTGCCGCTGGAAAACCAGTCACGGCGTTATATTGAATCCGACCCGGTCACGGTGCCGGACAGCGCCTATTACCGCCGGTTAATCACCACGGGCGATTTAGTCCCCGTTTCACCCGCCAATACCAGAGCGGGTAAGCTGAGGAAACAAAATGATTAGTTTTGATACCATTCCGTCCAGTATCCGTAAACCGGGTAAATATCTGGAATTCAACACCCGTATGGCGACCCGCACACTGCCGGGTAACCCCCAGCGGGTTCTGATTATTGCCCCGATGGGGACAGATGCCCTGGCGGCGGAACTGACCCCGCTGGATATTTATTCCGATAACGAGGCCGCCCGCCAGTTCGGTGCTGGCTCACTGGCGCACCTGATGGCCCGTGCCGCCATTCAGGCCAACAGTTATCTGCAATTGCAGGTGATTGGCCTCAAAACCGCCCCGGCCGGTCGCACTGCGACGGCGACCCTGAGCCTGACCGGCCCCGCGACCGGCAGCGGCACCCTCTATTTATGGGTGGGGGATCAGCGTCTGGATATTCCGGTGGAATCGGGTGATAGCCTGGACACCCTCAACGGGGCGGTCATTGCTGCCGTGACGGCCGCAACGGCATTCCCCCTCACCGCCCACACGCGCAATCACGGCAGTGACGAGTCGCCCCGCAATGTGATTACGCTGGCAGCCCGGCAGGCGGGCGAGTTTGGTAATGCCATTCGCCTGCACGCCGAATGCACGGCCAAGGGAGTGGGCGTGACGCTGTCAGACATGACCGGCGGTGAAAATGATCCCGATATTCAGCCGGCACTGGATGCGGTTTTTGCAGCCGGACATCACATCCTGATATGCCCATTTAGTACCCCTCGCGCATTATTAGCCCTGCGTACCCACCTGGATAAAACCGGCAATGCGATGGAGCAGCGCGGGGCTATCGGTGTGGCCGGCTGGACGGGCACGCTGGCAACAGGCACCACACTGGCCGGCGAAATTAACGATGGCCGCCTGACCCTCGGCTGGTATCCCGGTTCGGCCAAATTGCCCGCCGAACTGGCCGCCGCCTACGGGGCGGTGATTGCCAGTGAGGAAGACCCGGCCCGGCCGCTGAATACGTTGCCACTGGCCGGCCTGGATATTACCCCCGTGACGCACCGTGCCAGCCGTAACGAACAGGAAAATGCCCTGCACAACGGGCTGACGCCGATTGAGGTCGGGGCAGGTAATCGGGTGCAGATTGTGCGGGCCATTACCACCTACACCCGAAATGCCGAGGGCGTGGATGATATTGCGTTATTAGATCTCACCACTATCCGCACCCTCGATTACACCCGCAAGGCGTGCCGTGAGCGCATTTCACAGCGTTTTCCCCGTGACAAGCTCAATGAACGGACACGCCAGAAAGTGCGGTCTGAATTGCTGGATGTGCTGCTGAAACTGGAAGAGTCTGAGATTCTGGAAAATGTCGAGGCGAATAAAGACAAGTTGCTGGTCGAGCGCAATGACAAAGACCCAAACCGGCTGGATGCGGAAATCCCGGCGGATGTCGTCAATGGCCTGCATATATTCGCTGGCCGCATTGACCTGTATTTATAAGAGGTAACGCATGTTAGAAGAATACGTGGGTGCGATTGTGCTGGAGGTGGATGGCCGTGAAATTGAGGTCACCGATTTGGATGTGCAAATCAACACCGGGCGCAAGCTGGTCAAGACCATGAACAAGACAGGCCGTGCCAAAGGGTATACCAGTGGCATTGCCACCTATGACCTGTCGTTGTCGGTGGTTATCCCGCTGGACGGCGATCTGGACTGGGGCAGCCTGGTCGGGGTGAAAATCACCCAGTACCCGGTCAATGGTAAAGGGGGGCGGCGCACCTCCTATCTGGACTGTTTCACCACCGAAGTCGGCGCGAAATACACCGTCGATAACGAAGCCAAACGCGATATCAAAATGGCGGCACTCAGGGAGGTTATCGAATAATGACACACACCGGAAAATTGCTGTATGGGGTTGAACATGGCGGGCAACTGCACTACGCATTTGTGGTCAGGTTGCCGACCATGCGCCAGAGTTATGAAGCGCTGGATGAAACGGAATCGGTGTGCGGCTCGGTGGACGGGCACGCCGCCGACCTGCATTACCGAATGGCGGTAGTGACAAAATGTCTGGTGAATCTGGGCAGCATCCCCGCGGCTGACCTCACTACTGAACTGTTACTGGATCAACTGACCAGTGAGGATTTTGAGTTACTGGAACAGGCCATTGCCGCCGTTAAAAAAAAGCGGCAGCGGCCACCGAGCGACGCAGCGGAATAATGTTTGTCAGTATTGCCCTCGGACAATACGGTGTCAGTTATGACCGCATCCTGGAGATGAGCCGCCCCGAACTGGATGGCTGGATTGCCGCACTGGGGCGGCTACAGGGGGCACCGGCCGCCAGAAACCAACGCAAAAAGCGGGTTAAATCCCTGCGTCAGAAAAAACAGCTGATAAAACAACGGGGTTAACCGATGGCACGTGATTTAAAAATTTCCCTGGCAGTCTCGTTCCGTGATGATGCGTCACGGGAGGTCATCAAACTGTTGCGGGATGTCACCCGGGGATCGGACGATGCCGGAAAAGCGGCCGATAAAGCGCGGCAGCGCTGGCGGCGGGCGTCGCAGGAGATGTCCGTCGCCGCCCGACGTCAGGCACGGGATGACCGGGCGCGTGAAACGCTGGGGGTGCGGGCGGAACGTGCCATTCAGCGGGAAATCACCCGGACCATTGCCAGCTATAACCGACTGGCCCGCAGCGGAACACTCTCGGTTGCCGAACAAAGTCGCGCCTATGACGCGATGCGCCAGCGGGTGGCGGCCCTGCGCAATGAAATGCAGGGCGTTAGCCGGCTGGCAAAACTGGGGGCCTTTGGCAATAAGATGATGACCGCCGGGGGCGGGTTAGTTGCAGGTGGCATGGTGCTGGCAAAGCCGGTAAAAAATCAGATGTCCTATCAGGCCACATTATCAGGAATGGCAAATACAGCGTTTTCAGATAGAGATGCTAAAGGGCGTATCGCAGGTAAGAATGAATTGGATAGCATGATACGAACGGCGGTGTCTGAAGGTGGCGGTACGAAAGAATCTGCGGCACAAGCACTGAATAATTTATTGTCATCCGGTATGTTCACTGGTGAAACCGTCAAAGACATTTTGCCACTGTTACAGCGGTATAGTTCTGCATCAGGGGTGGATGTTCAGGATCTTGCTAGTGTCGTTATCGCACTGAAGAAAAACTTCGATATTTCGTCAAAAGAAGATGTGAAAACGGCTCTGGATATGGGCATTACTGCTGGGCAGGCTGGCGCATTTGAATTACCGGATATGGCAAAGTGGTTATCACAACAACTGGCAGGCTCAAATAGCTTAGGTATGAAAGGATTGGATGATTTTGCTGTAGTCTTGGCAGCGAATCAGGCAGCGGTTGCCACCGCAGGGACAAACGATCAAGCCGGTAATAATCTGATGAATCTGCTGTTAAAACTGAATAGCCGGGAGCTGTCAGAAACCGCAAAGAAAATCAAAGTTGATAAGTATGGCATTGACCTATCAGGAACATTAACCCAAGCGCGCGAACATGGCATTAACCCTATAGATGCTTTTTTAATGCTGACCGATCGCATTACGGCCAATAACCCACAATACAAAACATTACAGAAAAAGCTCGAATCAGGCAAAATTTCTGATCCAGAAAAATTAGAAACAATGGCCGCCATGACAAAGATCGCGGAAGGGTCTGCTATTGGTGAATTAGTGGCTGACCAAGGCGCACTCATGGCATTAATTGGTTTACGTTCCCAGCGTGAATACATGATGAACGTGCGCAATCAGGCCCTAGCGCAAAAAAATGTTGCCGCCGGAGAAGGGGCGGGAGATACCAACTTTAAAGTCGTTTCTGCCGACCCTGAATTCAAATTAAATCAAGCTAAAAATACCAAAGAATTTGCTGAGATGGACACTGTCGAGCCATTATCAAAAATCGTCGGCGATCTCTCTCAACGATTTACCGACTTCAGCAAAGAATTCCCAAATTTGACCACAACGGTTGTCGGTGCAACAACCGCCATTGAAGCCATGACCATTGCGGCGGCGGCGTTTGCCGGCCTGAAATTTATCACCAGCAGGAACGGTATTCCGCCCGGCAGTACCACAACACCCGGCGGGGGTAGTGGTGGTGGTGGCAGCCGATTTGGGCGATTTAGCCGCTGGTTACGCTCATCGGGGGCGCCGCTGTCACGGTTATTGTCCACGCCTACAGGCCGCGCTATTCCAGTGATAGGAACTACACTGGCCGCCTATCAGGGAACGCAGGATTTTCCGCTCGTCCAGATCCAAAGCCGCGATGAAAAACTGGCTGAAATACGGCATAAACTGGGACGTGAATTGACCGAAGCCGAAAAAATCGCCTATGGGACGGCCGGCGCAAAAGATGCCTGGAATGATATTCAGACGGGGTGGTCTAACATCAAGTCCCTGTTTAGCGATGACGAACTGTCCATTAAAAAAGCGCCGATTACCCGCCAGGATATCGAAAACGCGGGGATCATCCCACCGGCCAATATCAACCAGAAACCGCCCGCTACGCCGGTGCCGTCCCCGTTGCCCCCCATTACCATTAATTCCCAGTTAACCCTGGACGGGCGCGTACTGGCCGAGGCCACCAATCAATACAATGCTGCCGAGGCGGGGCGTGGAACCGGAGGATTATATCCATGAGCTGGCGAGACGATTTACAGGATGCGACATTTCGCGGGGTTAAATTTGATGTTGTTGACACGCAGGACAGTATTGCCCGTGACCACACCGACCACGAATACCCGTTTATTGACGGCGCAGATGTCATTGATTTAGGCCGCAAGGCGCGAAATTTCAGGTTGTCTGCGTTCCTGTGGGGGGAGAATTATAAACGTCAGCTGGATACGCTGATTAAGGCGCTGGATACCCCCGGCACGGGCGAATTGATACACCCGATTTACGGCTCTATTCCCAACGCGCAATGCATTGAGTACCAAATCCAGCATGAAGCCGAAGGGCCGGACAGTTGTCAGGTGGAACTGGTCTTTCTGGAATCGACAACGGGCACCCGGCTGCACGGTTCGGCGCATCCTGAGCAATTGGGAGGCAGCCTGTTTGATCATATCACCGAACTGACTGAACGGGCGGCCGATTTGTTTGATCAGGTGATGGCGCCGGTGCATCAGAGCATGCGCTATCTGGCAAAGGGCAAGGCGGCCCTGTCCGGTATGCTCAACACACTGACCATCATGCGCGGCGAAGTGGCAGGCGTTATCAGCCAGGGCGTGGATTACCTCAACTATCCGCGTGCCTTTGTGCATGACTTGCAGTCCATTCTGGATGTGCGCACGGGCGGTATCGGGGATTTGCTGAACCTGAAATTCCCCGGTGTGATTGGTTTAGGTAGCGGTGGCAGTTCATCCAGCAGCCGTTCCTATCGTTCCCCGTCTTCTGCTGTTGCCCGTCAACCCACACCGCGCAGTCAACGCGACGGCTATTTACCCGGTTCAACCACAACGGCCGCCGTGCTGAGTCAGGGGGTGAGTGCCACTACCCTGCTGTCCGCGTGGGGGGACAGTGTTGCAGTGATGCACCAGTTAACCGCATTACCCGCCGCACTGGTTCAGCGTGATATTGCTGCGCCCGTCCCCATGCCTGTCGATGCCAGTCTGGCGGATATTCGCGACCTCAGTGCGCTCTATCAGGTGATGGCAGCCGGGGAACTGGCGAGCCTGGCAACGGCGGTTTTGTCTGACGCGGTACAGCCTGACCAGTTATCACCGGAGGATATCACCCATATGGTCAATACCGTCAGAACCTCCATTTTGACCGCGATTGCAGAAGTCAGGACGCAATACCAGCCCAGCACCCAACGTATCAGCGAAGACAGCGAACCGGTCGGCCTGCTGTGGCGGGGTGTTGTCTCTCAGTTGAAACAGATTGCCCTGGAATTGCAGACGCTGGCGATCACGGTGATGAACCGTCGCCCACCGTTGACCCGTCGCACGGTCACCACCGCCAGTACCAATCTGCATTTGCTGGCCCATGAGTGGTACGGCGACTACCGCCGTGCCGCCGAACTGGCCCGCCTCAATCCGTGGTTACGTGATCCGAATGCCCTCAAAACCGGAGATGTACTCAATGCCTATACCCGCTAATCAATTCGATGATAAACCGATCCTGTTGCTCAATGGCCGGGCACACCGCGACTGGCAGCAATACCGCATCGACAGCGATTTTCTGAAAGCGACTGATGCCTGGCAATTATCGCTCGGCCTGCCTGATGGGATGTTTCCGGTGGATGCGGTACGCGGTGCGCCGGTCAAGGTCAAAATTCGTGATACGGTGATCCTGTCTGGCCGGGTTGACAGCGTGACGCGGGATGTTTCCCGCCGGGGTGTGACCCTGAGTCTGAGTGGCCGTGATGATGCGGCCATTCTGGTGGACTGCGCGGCGCCCGTCTTTAGCGCCCGCCAGTTAAATCTGGATGAAATTATTGCCAGTATCGTGCGCCCATTAGGCATCACCCGTATCCGTATTCAGGCCAGTAGCATGACCCGCAATGACCGGGTACATATCGAACCCGGCGAACGGGCGTGGGATGCCCTGGCACGGGCAGCGGCGGCGCGAGGCGTCTGGCCGTGGTTAGATCCCGATGGCACTTTGGTCATTGGTGGCCCTGATTATAACGCGGCCCCGGTGGCTGACCTGATTATGCGCCGGGATGGCCGGGGCAATAACCTGATTTCGCTGTCAGACAGCCGCCATATCCAGGGTTGTTTCTCTGAATTAACCCTGCTGGCACAAAGCCACGCCACCACAACCGATAACCAAATTCAGATTAGGCCGGTGGATGTCACATCCCGCCAAACGTTCACCGTATCAGACGCCCGCCCTGAGACGGGCGGCGCGGCGAAAACCGGACACAATAACTACCGGATTCAGGTCACCGACCCCACCGTGCCCTATTACCGTCCGCAAATCCTGACCAACGGGGATGTGGACAACCAGCAGCAGCTGCAATACCGCGCCCGTAAAGCGCTGGCTGACGCACGTTTAACCGGGCTGGATATCCGGGCGGAGGTTTACGGCCACCGAACCCCCAGTGGCGAACTCTGGCAACCGGGGCAGCGGGTACGTATCCAGAGCGAACTGCACGGCATTGATGATATCTATTTTCTGATGGGACGTGAGTTTGTCGGTGGCCGTCCGAGTGGCGCAACAACGATACTGCGATTTAAGGAGGATGGCGTGTGGATACCGGATGCATACCCGCCCCGGAAAAAAGGCAGCAAGAAAAAAGGCCAGGATCAACTGCAAACCCGGCCCGTACCTGTCTGGGAGAATAAATAATGTGGCAGCAAGTGAACCAGCGTATAAACCAGGCGTTAAACAGCGTTCGATTGGCATTCAGGGCGGTGTTAGGCACCACTGACAGCCGCGGTAAAGTGCAGACCATTCAGGCCGAAGGACTGGCAGGTGAGCAGCTTCAGGGACAGGAATTGTTCCAGCAGTACGGTTATACCTCTCACCCGCCGCCCGGCACGATGGGGATCGTGTTGCCCCTGAATGGCCGAACCTCACACGCCATCGTCATTGCCACAGAGCACGGCACGTACCGGCTGGCCGGACTGAAGACGGGGGAAGTGGCTGTTTATACTGACGAGGGTGCTAAAATCGTGCTCAAGCGCGGGCGTCTTATCGACGTGGACTGCGATACCTACCGGGTTAACTGCCAGACATTTGAGGTTAACGCCGCATCGAACGCCGACTTTAATACGCCAATGGTGACAACCAGTGAACAACTGACCGCGATGGCGCAAATCACCGGGAACGGCGGCATGGCGATCCGGGGTGGTAAAGGGGCGACGTTTGAGGGTAATATCAACCAGACATCGGGCAGCTATCAAACCACCGATGATGTGCGTGCCGGCCATATTTCCCTCAAGGGCCACAAACACCCGAACGGCCACAACGGTAGCAATACCGGTTCTGCCATCCCCTAACGACCTGCTGAACCCCCTCAACTGCTGATATTTCCCCATGCTGTCACACTGTGCAGCATGGACAGATTATTAGATCCCCAAACGGGTGACTACACCGGCACCCGAACCAACAGCCTGGAAAACGCGGTTTACCTGCGGCTGATGACCCCCCTGGGCAGTTACTGGGCTGACCCTGAATTGGGTTCACGACTGCACGAACTGACCCGTGAGAAAGACGTGTCGCGCATTTATGTGCTGGCGCGTCAGTATGCTGAACAGGCGTTACAGCCGATATTGAATGATGGCCGCGCCGCCGCCATCAGCGTAACGGTGCATCGTGACCGGCACAAGCACGCGCTGCTCTGGATTGAAATTATTGACGCCGCAGAGCAGACGCATATTTTCAAACATTCCGTGAGAGTCGCCTGATGTGGATCACCCCAGAATTTCAGCAAATCCGCGATGACCTGCTGCGCGATATCAAAAACCAACTGTCGGATGCTGACATTGGCGCTGACAGTGATTTTTTTGTCCGTGCGTCATCCGTGGCGAGTGTCGCGGAGGGGATTTATCAGCATCAAGCGTGGATTGTCCGCCAGATATTCCCGGATACGGCCGATACAGACTATCTGGAACTGCACGCCCGTACCCGTAACCTGACCCGCAAACCCGCAACGACGGCCAAAGGCACTGCGAACCTGACGGGTTCGCCCGGTGCGATCTTGTCCGCAGGGGCGGAAATGCGCGGTGAAACCGTATCCGTTAAAACCACGACTGCCGTGACGATTGACGAACATGGACACGCGACAGTCGCGATTATTGCCAACCAGTCCGGTATCGCCGGCAATTTGTCATCACCGGCCGCGGCTGAACTGGTCAGTGCCCCAATGGGGATGAACAGCCGTGTGGTTGTCCAGACATTAACCGGCGGCACCGATGCCGAAACCGATGCCAGCCTGCTGGCACGGTTGCTCGATATCATTCGCCGCCCGCCCGCTGGCGGCAACCAATACGATTATCGTCGCTGGGCGCTGGAAGTGCCGGGGGTTACCGCTGCATTTGTTTACCCGTTACGCCGTGGACTCGGTACGGTCGATATCGCGATCACGTCTGCCGATGGTCTACCCTCAGCCGACATTATCCAGGCGGTGCAGGGGCATATTGATGATGTCAGACCGGTCACCGCCAAAAGTTCACTGGTATTGGCCCCGACATTACGCCGGGTGGATTTTGTGATTGAGGTGGTTTTAGCTGGCATCACACTGGACGCGGCTAATCAGGAAATCCAGGCGGTGATCACCGATGCGGTAGGACGGCTGGCACCCGGTGAGCCGTTGATCCGCAGTCAGATTGAGATGCGTATTTCCCTCATTCCCGGCATTACTGATCGCCGCATTATCGCTCCGGTCGGTAATGTCAATGCCAGAGTGGATAAAAACCACCTGGAATGGTTACGTACAGGAAATATCACTGTTAGGTATTTTTCATGAAATCACTCCTGACACAGTTATTGCCGCCGGTTAGCTATGCCACTGATGCCCCTCGTTTGGTGGCCGAACTGGCGGCCGAAGCCACACAGTTACAGCGGGTGAAACAGAGCGCGAGCCGTGTCAGTGATGCGGTCACCCCGTTCTTTGCCCAATCGCTGCTGCCTGACTGGGAACGTGTTCTGGGGATTACCTCAAATGGCGATAAAAACTATCAGCAACGGCTGGAAATGGTCGTGCTGAAGCTGGCCGAAACAGGCGGGTTATCTATCCCCTATTTTATATCACTGGCTGCCCGTCTGGGTTACACAATCACCATCACCGAACCGCAACCATTTCGGGCAGGTATAAACCGCGCGGGTGACAGGCTGATGCACCCTGATTCGATATGGTCGTGGGTGGTAAATATATCCGGTACACGTGTCCCCATCTATCGATTCAGGGCGGGCAGTTCAGCGGCGGGCGAGCGATTATTATCGTTTGGCGACCCTGTTATTGAGTCGGTGTTTAACGAACTGAAACCCGCTCACACATTTTGTCGATTCACTTATCAGGATTAGAGCACTATGCAAAATTTAATGCCACCCGTTAACACGCCTGGCAATGTATTTGATGACGGTGATCCGAGTACAGGATTCCCCGGATCAGTCGTTCCCGCGCAGTGGTTAAATGATGTCCAATTTTCAATCAGAGATTTGCAACAAGAGTGCAAAAATATTCTGGCGTCGGCTGGAATTACCCCAGACCCCAAAAAACAACAGCAACTGGCGGAAGCTATCCGCAAACTCATTCAAAACAATGTCCCCAACGCCTCAACCACCACCCCCGGCATTGTTAAACTCAGTAATGTAATAAACAGCAACAGTGATACTCAGGCAGCAACATCTCAGGCAGTGAAAACGGTGTTTGAAATGGTATCCGCCGCAAACCGTGACGCGACGACTGCTAATAATAACGCGAATATTCGATTAGAGAAACGCCTGAACGGCGCGGATATCCCGGATAAAGCGGCGTTTGTGAGCAATGTGGGCGCTTATCCCAAAACGGGC